ATTACACCAAGTTGCTCATTGAGAAGTTCATTCTCTTTAAGATCAGAGAAGTGATTGTCATACAGATAATCATATTGAATATGATCTTCCAGTTCTTGCCAATCTTCAGCAGTAATAACATTCTTCAGAATCAACTGAGTCTTCAACATATCGTTAAAGATTCCAGAGAATCTCTTACGCAGTCTGCCAACAAACTTAGTAAACTTCAGTTCATCACGAAGAATTTCAGAAGAACGACCGAGATTAAATCCGCCAGCACTATCAAGTCTGCTAGATGGAACGTTCAGTGCCTTATAAAGTTTGGTTTGGAAGTAATCAACATCAGTTAATTCTCCAAGATTTTGTCCACCAGGAAGTGTAGAAATTTCAGTTCCTCTACCACCTTCTCGACGAGGTAACCAGAAATCTTCTAACATTGCCATGTACTTACGGTCATCACGGATTTCTCCGGTGTCCGCATTGTACACGAGTTTGTTACGATAGCGGTTCATTACGTCACGCAGATATTGTTCTGCCTTGACTTTTGGAAGATTACCAACGTCAATGTAGAAAATTCTACGCTCTGGTGCTCTGGATAACCTGTAGATAACCAGAGAATCCTCAACCATTCTTAATTGATTGAGTGCTTTGATTGCCTTATGCAAATAAGACAAAACTGTTTGCTTATTACGGTCTACTAGACCAGAAGTTACAAATGTAATTGCATCTTTTGCAATCTTTACTGTGCCTTTGTTTTGACGACTAGGAATAATACCACTGCCTTTTGATGCAGCATTTGGATCATAGAGATAGTACTCTTCAATATCTGGTGATTTATAACTTTCTGGATTACTAGGATCTCTTCCACTTCTTGCTACATCAAATGGAGATTGATTATTTGAACCAGTTTTTTCTGCCTTTCTAATCAGTCTAATCTTAAGTGGGTCAATATATCTGATTTCTTGAATACCTGAAGTTGGATCATTCAGGTCAATTACTTTATGATAGAAAACTCTTCCATCAATATACCAGTTACGGAAAATCTCATGAGCCTTCCTATCGAAGTTCATCATATTCTTGAGATTTTTAAACTCGTCTCTGATGATTCCTTTTAACTTATCAGAAGCAGGAAGATTAGATAACTCAATTTCTACTGGTGAGTCATTTAAATCTGAGACAATTGCTTCATTTACAATATCTTCAATCGCGCTATCACACTCAGGATGCAAACACATCTCACGGTATCGACGAATCAGATCCTGCTCAGACTTATAAACTCCCTCGATATCTACGTATTGTCCGTAGAAACCGCTGGAGAGATAAAAGTCTGATTTGTCTTCCTCTGTTTGAGGAACTGGGGACACAATGCCTTTCGACTTTGTATCCCCCGGATCTGGTAATTTAAAACCAAATAATTTAGACATTAATCAAGATTGAACTTATTATTCTACTATTTATGCTCCTGTGCCAACCTGAGTTGCGCCAGCAGCATCAAGAACGTCTACCCACTGAACTTCCAGAGTTACGGAGAACTCTTCAATTGTGTCAGAACTATCGTAAGAAAGTGCGATATCTGAAACGTTTGTTGGGAAAGTTCCTAAGAATTTGTACTGTTTGAGTACAGGGACTCTGGCATCAGATGTTGGTGTAGCACCCTGAACTTCTGCTCTACCCAGTTGTTTCACATACAGATCTTTCTGATATGAAGTTGGATTGGTAAGACCAGCGTTGTCTTCGTGCTTGTTGATGAGATTCATCCATCTCTCAAAAGCAGTTCTGATGCTGAAATCAACATCGTTGATGATGGTGATTGTCCATGGATCGAAGGTTCTATCTCCTGCAACCTTCAGATTTCTCCCCCGGAATGGGATATTGATTGGAGAAATGTTGGAAGCAGGAAGGTTAGCTGCCTTAACCATGAAACGAGTTCTATCGGTTAAGGCATCTCTAGTTGTACCTGCAGGAATTGCGTCGTCGGGGAAGTACAGTTCGCATTCAAATAGATTAGGTCTTGCACCTCCACCGATCATTCTACCCTTGAATGCATCAAGGGTTCTGTCCTTGGTATTTGGAACGTTACGGTTAGCCATTAAATGTTTCCTCTATTGTGAATGAATGAATTAAACGTTACCGACTACTTCTTCAAAGGAAACTCCGGTGCGGGTAGCAACGAAAGTAAGACCGATGAAGTTAATTGATCTTGCGGGTTTGACGAAGATGTCTGCTCTAAACTGGTTAGAATCGATGACATCGGGGGTGTTATTAGTTTCATCGCAGATTACGACGAAATCAGTGATGCCTCTCTTAGACTTAACATCACGAAGGAATGGTTCGACAATGTTCACGAAGTTAGATCTTGTGATAACATCGTTAAACTCAAAGAGTTGATCCTTCGCTGCTCTTTCGATTGAATCCTCGATAGTGAGGAACAGACGACGGACGTTGATTCTGTCGAATGCAGAAGCAAATCCAAGACCAGTCTTATCACCGAAGAGAATGATTCCAGATCCTGGTTGTGCCACGATTGGGTTGATTCTCTTAGGATAAATCAAATCTCTCTGTGCCTGTGAAGGATTGTAGGCAAGTTTAACTGCACCGTTGATTGTTCCTCTGGAGGAACCAGCAGGTGAGAACCAGGAGAACTGGTTGATTGAAGTTCTTGCCATAGTTCCAGCAACGTCAGCGTTACAAGGAATATAACGGAACTCGTTATTAAATCTATCGAAGGTGTACTTATATCCTGAGTCAAAGACTGCATAGGAAGAAGAAGTCAGACCATCGAAGAACTTGATGATATTATCTGTTTGTGTATCACTATTAGGAACGTTAACAACTCCTGCTCTGTGTGGTGAGATACAAGCGATACAATCCTTTCTGAGATTTGCGATCTCAATCAGTTTGTTTGCTTTTGCTTGTGACTCAAAGATTGAGTCTCCACCAGAAGGTCCGTTAATCAGGAAGTTGACTGGGAATTCAGCAGGGTTCTTGAGAACTTCGTAAGAAGTTACGATGTTTGCAAGTGAACAACTAAATCCACCAGTTGCTGAATAGTTTTCACCACCTGTCAGGTTGTAGACTACTCTACCTTCGACATTGTATGTCTTGCCTTGAGCAACTGTTCCCCAAGGATCATTGGTTGCAGTAAATGCACCACCTGAACCAGCAGTAAATCCACCAGCGACTCCGGTAGGAGCATTGCCAGCATAGACATACTCGGACAAACGAGCAAGATGATTCTTGTAGTAAACTGCTTCAGTTGGTGAAGTAACACCATCAGAAGACTTGGTGAGGAAGGCAAACTTCTCAACAATGTTTCCAGCAGTTCCTGTTACTGAACCGGTGTCGTCAACAACAACGACGTGCATTTCATCGTTCTTAGCACTTCTTTCGGAAGCGTACTGTGATGTACCTGGTTTTTCAGCAATTGACTTCCAGTATACAGTTGAGTTAGTCAGACCCAGGGTCTGGTCGTTGTACCAATCCTTAGTAGAAGCAGTTGTGAAGGTAGAAACTCCAGCAGCGGCAGCAGTCTTAACTACAATGTCATTTGCAGAAGTTGTAGTAGTAGTGCTTCTTGTGAAGACGAAGGATCCTGCGGTGTGAATACCAGCAGTACCAGCATCTAATGCTGCTTGTGTGGTTTGGATTGTCTGCGATGCAGTAATCGTTCCACCGTTTGCATTGCTGATTGCGACAACAGTTGTTCCAGCAGGAACTGTTACAGCAGCGTCTGTAGAGGTGATGACATCACCAATTGCGATATCGGAAACCATTCCAGCACCAGCAGAAGTAGTTGTAACTCCTGTAATGGTAATATCGAACAATGCGTTTGTAGTACCAGCAGTTGTACCAATACCAGTTGATGTGGTTACGGTTGTCTCAGATGGTGCAACGAATTGCAGTGAACCACCTTGCTCGTATTCGGCAGCAGTTACAGTTCCATCAGTAGCAACTCTATCAACAATTTTAACTGACATTGTACCGGTGGTTCCATCTCCACCGCCAACTTCAGTAATGATGCCTCTAAGGAATCCATTGAATGTGGAAGTGCTACCAGCACCAGCAGTTACTCTTCCATCAATTGTTTGAGTGACACCCATACCAACTGTAATACCAGCGGTATTGATTCCGGTTACAATCTGGTCAGCAGCACCGTCAATGGTACAAACCTTAAGATTGTTTGCCCATCTTCCGGGGTTCTTAGCAGCATATTCCCAGGTTGAACCTGTGCTGTGGTTGTTTTCGTAGTCCTCATAGGACTTG